TGCCAGCGAGGCGTCCACAATCGATACCGGGTGCCGGCCGCTGGCCCGTGATGATGCCGGTAAGGTTTTGAGGCTGCTGCGCAGCACGTTGCGCCTCGTAAGCGGCGTTCTGCTGATCGATGGCAGTCTGCATCTGGGGAAGCGCCGCACGCGCATCCTTCGCGAACTGCGAGTTCGGCGCGACCTGATCGGCGAGCCACGACAAACCATGCACGATGCCCTGCGTGGTTCCTTTCGCGACGTCGCCCACCCCGGTCAGAAAACCGCCCAGGGGCGCTAGTTGTCCTGCAGCCGGTTGCACAGCAGGCGCGCTCGCTGCTACCGGCGCCTGGATCGAAGGGCCGGCAGCCAGATAGTCATCGAACGATTGCGAACCCTGCGACGGCGCAGAATTTAGATAATCGTCAAACGCGCTCATTTAAGCAGCCCATTGGAGAATGCCCATTGGAAGTTCGGGCGAAGCGAAGGATTGGTCTTGATCGCACTCTGCACCGCGGCGCGTTGCGCATCACCAGACAGGCTCAGGATCGGCACCATCGACGGCTTGATGTTCTGGTCAAAGCCATTCGACAATGTCGTGTAAGTGCTCGAGTCGCCTGCGTTGAACGATGGCGTCAGCAGATTCGACTTCATCTGGTTCGCCACGATCTGGTTGCGCTGCGTCATCAGACCGTCGAGCATTGCCGGCTTCGGCTTGCCGTAGTCAGGAATGGCATCGCCCTGCAGCGATCGCGCCGCATCCGTGTTGTTTTGGCCGAGCGATTTGCCGAGCGTCGTAATCACGTTCGCGCGCTGCTTGTCGTATTCGGCCGCATCAGGGCTCACCCACGTGAGCGGCGCAGTGCTGCCGAGCGGGCCCGCCGCAAGAGCCGGTTTGCGCTGCGCAATGCTGATCATCTTGTCGAGCGATTCGAGCAGCGCCGGTGCGGTCTCTCGCGAAGCCTGCAGCGACAGATACGCATTCTGCATTGCATCGGCTGGCGCGGCCTGCGCAGCATTTGCGTTCGCAGTCTGGCCAAGTGGAGGCTGTGACAGCATCGGGCCACCGGCCTGCGCCGTCGCCGTCTGAGGCGCGGCATTTTGCGTAGCGACACCGCGCTGTTGCTGCGCACCGAAAACAGCCTTGGGCCCGTTTTCGTGCAGCATGATCGCGGTGCCGATCGCCTGACGCTGCACGGGATTCGTGAGGTCGACTGGCGTGTTGGGCGGAATGCCGAGACGCGTCGAGACGTCCTGCACATACGCAGGTGCGTTCGGTGGCGAGCCAACCCATTTCGTGATGGCATCGCCGAGCGTCTTTACCTTCGGGTCATTCGCATAATTGGCCAGATTCTGATCCAACTTCGCGACGCCGGTCTGCAAGTCCGGATAGGTAGCGACCTGGCCGCCAGGCGACACCGCACCCGGATTGTTATTGCGCAGTGGCTTCGGCAGACTGGAGGGCGCGCCGCCGCTAGCCGCATCAGCGACATTCGCAGTCGTCTGCTGAACGAAACCGCCCTTCCCGCCATTTGCGGTCGGATCCCATACTTGCTGCAACTCGTATTGAGCCTTGCCACCAGCCTGGGCCGCAGTGCTAGCCCGAATAGCGTCTAGACCACCGGCAATAGGCACCGTCTGCCACGTGCGCCCGTTGTCAGGAGTCAGGTTCTCGTAACCGGCCGGCGCAGCAGATGGGGTCGTGTGAATCTGGTTGTCGCTGCCGATATATGGCGCACCCGGGCGTAGCGAAGTGGGTTCGATGCGCGTCGCCTTGTCTACCGCAGCCTGAAGCGTGGCATTCCACTGCGGCGAACCTTGCTGAATGCCCGCTGCTGTCATCTGCTTCTGGAGGTCGGTCGGCGAATACTGGCCCGCCGCGATCTCAAACAGCTTGTTCGGATCGGTCAGCAGACCATAGCCGGCCAGCCGCGGCGGGATGTTGCCGAACAGACTCGAAGTCGCAGGCGCAGCGGGAGTGTATTGCACGGGTGCAGGGGCCGCACCTGTGCCGCCGCCTAGTGCTGGTGCGGATGTCGGAGCCGAAGCGCTAGGCGAAGGTACCGGAAATGACTGAACGCCGGGACCAGAACCACCCTGGCCCGCCGCAACGCCTCCCGCGTCAGTGGCGCCCGGTGCGGTCTGAGGAGCTGCCTGAGGTGCGCTGGCGGCGCCAGACTGGTCGCCACCAAGCAGACTCGCCGCCGTGTTGTACAGCAACTGGTTCTTCTTGAGCGCGAAGCCGAGTTGCTGAAGCTGTGCGTTCTGGAGTTGCTGCTGCATCTGCATCTGCTTCGATTGCTGGTATTGCTGCAAGCCATCCAGACCGCCCTGCCCGATGGCCGACAAGCCCGAATTGAGCCCGCGGTTACGCGCGAGGATACCAAGGCCAGTCGCAAGAAGACCATCGGCAGCCGGCTGCGATTGAGGCGATTGCGCCCACTGCGTGAAGTTGTCTAGAAGTCCCATGTTCAGCCCTGTCCGAATCCGAGGGGGTTAGTCTGCCCGGTGGCGTATTGCTGAAGCAGCCCGGTTGCAGGCCCACTGCTGAGCGTGTACGGCAGCGTGATGCCAGACTGAGGCACGAAGTTGATCGAATGCGCGCCGGCACCGAAGCGTCCACCGCCATACCCGCCGCCCATGCCTATGGGCCGCTGCTGGTTCTGCTGTTGTTGCTGCATCTGATTGGTGAACTGCTGCCCCTGGTTAAACAGATTGCCAAGCAAATTCCCGTAGCCGCCCATTGATGCGCCACCAACTGATGAAGCGCCAGCAACGTCGCCAGAAAGGCCACCTCCGAGCGCGCCACTGGCAGAACCAGTCATTCCGCCACCGGGAAGCAATCCGCTGAAAAGACCTGTGGGAGATGATCCAAGCGAGCCGCCTAGATCACCACCCATCGCGCTTCCAAGACCCGATCCGCTGGCAGAAACGCCACCCGTCAAACCCGAATCACCAAACGCGCCAGGACCATTGAGAAAGCCGGAAATCCCGCCAGCGCCGCCCGATGAACCGCCGCCGCTGAATAGGCTCGAGAGACCGCCTCCAGAACCTCCACCCGATGCACTTGCGCCACCGCCGATTGCGCCGGATGCGAAGCCGCCAGCAATGATCGGCGCGACGATGTCGGCTACCGAATTGACCTTGTGGAAGGTATCAAGGCTACCTGTATCGCCCGGATTGTCCTGATACATGTCATTCCACGCGCTAGACGTGAAATTGCCTGTCGGGCTAATGAGTGCGCCGCCCTCATGATTGTTGAACGTGCCGCCGATTGCCGGATCGTATCCCGGCACTCCAAACGCAGCGCCAAGCGCCTGCAATGGGTGATGCCCGATTTCTCCGACCGTATCCTTAACGTAATCGCCTGCTGCTGACATGTCGCCTCCTAGCCGAAGGCCTTGAGCAAGCCGCCGCCGAGCGCCAACCCGCCGCCAAGCAGGTTCGTCAGGCTGTTGCCGCCGCTTTGCGTCGACGTCGACACGCCCTGCGCGCCATTGCCAAGCGCACCCGACAAGGCGCTTTGCAGGATACCGAGCTGCTGATACGGCGAATACGCCTGGTTGTACCATTGCTGGTATTGCGCACCAAGTTGGTTTTGATCGTTCTGCTGCTGCGTCTGGCCGGCACCAAGTTGCTGCTGGTAGCCGTAGTAGTTCGCCTGATTCAGACCTGGTGCCAGGCCAGCCGCACCGAGCGCGTTCTGCTGTGCGCTCTGATAGTTCTGGCTGTTCAGTGCGTTCTGCGCTTGCGTCGCGTTCAGGTTGTTCGACTGGTTCGTGAGGTTGGTTTGCGTGTTGAGCGCGGCCTGTTGCCCTGCGGCCTGCTGCGTTCCTGCATACGCATTTCCGCGCAACTGCGCTTCGACGTTAGTCAGATCGTTCGCGAGACCCTGGTTCTGCAACTGTTGCGTCTGCTGCATCGCCGAGCCACCGAACGCACCAGCATTGTTGAACTGCGCCAGCGTCTGCGCTGCAGTGCCGTTCGCGTACTGGTTGGTGATGTCGGTTTGGGCCTTGTTGACCTGTTGATCCAGATACGGGTTATCCATCGTCGCATACGGGTTCTGCGACGCCTGCACGTTCTGGCCGATGTACTGGTTGCTCGTCTGGTAGGGATTGTTAGCATTGCCAGCAATACCCTGTACCGCGCTGTTCGCTGAGTTCAGCGTTGGATTCGACTGCCCAGCGAGGTTGTTGATGCCATTGATCGCAGACTGTTGGCCGCCCGTGAGGCCCGCGACGAGCTGGCCACCGTACTGCGGAAGTTGCTGGTTAGATAGGTCGGAACCGCGCTGAAGGATCTGTTGCGCGTAGGGTTGCGCATAGCCAGGCAATTCCTGGGTCGTAGTTTGGCTGCCGCCGCCACCACCGCTGCTCATGATTTGATCTTCCTTTCATAGACCGTCTCGCGAACCGTGAAGTGGTAGCGGGGAGCAACGCGTGCCCACCCACGCCGGGTAGTTCCGAACGTGATGCGTGAAGCGCCAATGCCGCGGCAGATGGCATCGAGGTCATCGCTGAACTCGGCCATCACATCGGCATCGGAGCGGGAATAGAGAATCCAGATATGCAAGCGCTTGCCGTCGAAATCCGCGAGAGAGCGCAGAACGACAAAGCCGACTTCCTTTCCGTCGACTTCAAGCAGGTAAAGAGTTGCTGCGCCGCTGACGAGCGCGAAATAGACGTCTTCAACAATCCAGCCGTCAGGCGATTCAATTTCCCATCGGAGCGCGCAGGCGCGGCCACACCGCGCTGACTTGCGTCGGCGCGATCTGAATCATTTTTCGCATTGATCAGGTGCCTGTCGGAGAGCGCGTCTCAACCCACACACCAGGCGTTCCGGCCTGCACGCAAGTCCAGCCGGTCACGATGTAGTGCGCGCCGGCCGAACCGAGTACTGTGGGTTGTTTGTTGCGGATGAAGTCACCCTGCTGGTACGAGCCAGCCGTGGGTGCTTGAGTAGTTGCGTTGGTGATGGCCGAAACTGCGCCTTCAGTGAGGGAATTGACCTGATTCGTGATGCTGGTAAGGATCTGCTTTACCTTGAACACAAGGTCTTTGCCGAATTGGTCCTTGTCCGGTGCCGGTGGAAGTTGAGGGCCTTGAAGTCTCATGCCTCACCATCCGGAACCAGCTTCGGTGTGTAGCCGATGATCTCGCAGTCACCCTGAAACGCCATCTGGCATCGGTGATATCGATCCGAAATATCGACGTCGAACTTGCCATCCTCATACGTGCTGCTGGGCCCAATCGTTGGCGAACTACCGAGCGTCGAACGTCCCTGCGTGCTCATCGTGGCAGTGGCGGGATCCATGACACAACGAAGCCGCACGTATTGCAGCAGCGAATACGATTCATCGTCACCGAAATCGCCGGTCGTGATGGAAGAATTGCCCGCTACACCCGTGAGCGTCTGGATCGTGTGGTTCGTATCAATGACGGATGGCTGCGTCGCGACGCTAGTCCAGAACGGCGAATCCCACGGAACCTGCGGAAGGTCTTTCCATTCGTTAGCGATGGTGCCCAACGATTCCCAGGTGATCTGACCATTGATGAAGTCCACCGAGGCCTCAATCGCACGATCAGCGCGCCCCCAGCGATCCATCTTGTAGTTGTAAACGATGCACTTATCGATGGCGCCCGTGCTCGCGTTGCTCACGTAGTACCAGAACACCAGTGAATTCACGCGATCGTGCACGCTGCGGATCGTCTGCTGGTGAGCCGGGTTCCAATCGCCAAAGAAGGTCGTTTTGACGCGATCGCCAATAGGCTGCGGGCGCGTGCCGTCGAACACATAGAAGTTATCGTTGCCGAGGAAATAGTGTGCGGTGCCGATCGACACTACTGCTTCCTGGCAGGGAGCGCCTATTTGTGTGGAAATCACAGGAAATGCCCAGATGACTGGTGGCCCCTGATAGGTGCCGTAGTACATCGACGTTTCCTTGTAGACCACAACGTCTTCGCCAAGCGCGCGCGCTGCACGAACATCGCCCGCTGTATTGATCATCCGGCCGAATGCACTCTGCGTCGCTTCACTCGCGGTCCAGATCGTGTTGTCACCGATACCGCTGCTCCACCATCCATCGGGCCGTGTGCCGTTAAGTGGATCGGTCGTGTTGAAAAGCAGCACAAAATTGCTGGCTACTTCGATGATCGCGGCAACTGGCGCTTTCTGTACAACGACACTCGCCGAAGCGCCAGTGCCGCCGCCACCGGAGAAACTGACGGTCGGCGTCGTGTTGTATCCATTGCCCTGCGCAGTGAGCGCGAGAGATGCAACGCTGGTGCCCGTGAGGACAGCTGTTGCGGTAGCGCCCGAACCAGCGCCACCCGAAAGAGCCAGCGTCGGAGCAGACGTGTAGCCGACACCGTGATTGGTGATATTGATGCTGGTGACTGCCGAGCCAGTGAGAACTGCTGTCGCGGCAAAGCCCGTACCGCCACCACCGGAAGCGCTCACAGCGGGCGCGGACGTGTAGCCAGTACCGCCAGCAGTAACGTTCGCAGAAGCTACCGATGTCGGCGTGAGTGTTGCAGTTGCCGTAGCACCGCTTCCATTGCCGCCCACGAACGCCACCGTAGGCGCAGACGTGTATCCAGAGCCGCCGGCAGTCAACGCAATCGACGAGAGGGGCTGAGGGACATCACCGAAATTTCCGTCGAGAGTCTGCTGCAGCGTGTCCGCATTGTTCGTCGCGAGCGTCACATTGCCGAACTGCGCGAAACGCCATACGTTCGCGCTTGAGCTCGTATAGTTGCCATTCGAACGCGTGACGTCTTCCCATGCGCCGGTCACTTCCTCGTACAACTTCGTCGCGGTGCCAACGAACAGGCGCTTGACGTCGTCAAGACGCACAACAGTCGACGCGCCTATGACGGTATCCGGAAGCGCTGGCATCCCCGCACTCACGGCACTCGGTGCGGCTTTCATGCCGCGCAGCGTCGGGAGCATGTTCTGACAGTCGAGCATCGCCCCCGGAGTCGTCGGATCGACGTCCGGTGAATAACCCAGAAATGCCGGCATGTCAGCCCTTCTTGATCGCCAGAGACGAGCCCGAATGCTGGCTGGCCGAGTCGTTGGTGGTGATGTCGTCGATCGCGGTCGTCAACGCCAGAGTCCACACCTGGATTCGCTCATCGTTCTTGATGTACGGCTCTGCCTCGAGCAGCGACGCGTAAAGGTAAATGTCCGGGGCGTCCTGGAGCAGCCAGTTCGACGGGTTCGTGTCGCTGAGGGGTTCAATATCCTGGTAGTAGTGGACAGTCAGTTTCGACACGCCGTCCACCTTCGTGAGCAGCCATAACCTGCCCCCCAAGATCGTGAATTCGTTGCCGCACGCACGGTCTTCCATCCAGGAATCAGCGCTGTCTTCCGGCCGGAAATCGAGCTTCTGCGTGCCGTAGGTGATCCGGATGGCCTGGTTGTAGTCACCGGGCAAAGTTACGAACTGCTGCGACGGTGTGATCGAGAAGAACGTACGCATCTGGCTCAAGCGCAGCCGGCGATTTAGCCGCGCCTCGGCGAGCGTGATGAAATCGGCCGCGCGATCGCCCAGATTGTTGCGCTTCAGCCAGCCAGCGACGGACGCCTGCAGGTCGGTATAGGTGTTAAAAGGCATATCAACCGTTCCCTTTTACTTTTTCCGCGGCTGTGCTATATTGGTTTTGCGTTGGCGCTGCCGGACAGGAGTTGAAGGACGGTACCCGGAGGTCAACGCACCAAGCCCGCCCCGCGCGGGCTTTTTCATTTGCCGTTCGGTTTGTTGAAGTCATATTTCGGAATCACCGAAAGGAGTTCGGGGTTTTTCGACCCGGAGGCTTCGAAGGTCACTCGGTCTTCGACCTTGTTTCCGTATCCGTCCACGCGGCGGGTCTTGT